TAGCCCACGGCCTGTATTTCAAAAACCTCTGAGAGGTGCACCAAAAACTTTGCGACCGTGAGCTTTGAGACGGCGCGGCCGGGCGTGGTAAAGAGGTGCCCAGCGCTGCGCCATGCCAGGTAGGGCACGCGATCGAGGTTTTCTTTGCGCTCCAGATCCTCATCTGGCACCCAGCAAAACGGCACGATGCGCCAAGGCTCGTCGGGCACAAGCGGCTCGATCCACAACACTAGACCGGTCAAGTCGGTGGTACTGGATAGGTCAAGCCCGGCATAGGCACGCCGGCCAGCAAACTCCATGTAGTCAAAATCTTGCTCGGCACCAAACCACACGTCGGACGAGATCCACGGGTTTTCGGCGTCGGTCCATTCGCAAAAGCAGAGCCGGCGCACCAGGGCTTCTTTGCCCGGCATGCCGCGGGCTTCGCGCACTTGCTCGCGCAGGTACTTGACCCCTGGGAGGTCAGCTTCCTGCAGGCTTGGGTTGGCTTTTGGCCAGCACGATTCATCTTTGATGGGGTCTTCACCCTCGTCAAGACTGCAGATGTATGCAAAAAAGCTGTCGTCTTCCAGGGTTCCCGCGCTGACTTTTGCGCCGTAGTCGTGGTAGCCCCAGCAGGGGCTCGATTTGTTCGAGCCCGAGTTGGTAATCATAAAGATCAGGGCTTGCCGGCGGCTTTTCGTACCGGCGCGCATCATTTCAACAACCGTATTCGTCTTGTGCTCGTGCAGCTCGTCAATCAGGCCGATGTGGGGCCGTGGGCCGCTTTGCCCGTCGTCGCTGCTGATTGGCCTGAAGAATGCGCCCTGCGCCATGTAGGCAAGGTTCCAGCACCGCTCACCCGTTCCGCTCTTTTGCAGGCGCTTGGATAGCTCAGGCGATTGATCCACCATGGCAACGGCATCACGAAACAAGACCATGGCTTGATCCTTTTTCGTGGCAGCGCTGTAGATTTCCGCGCGTGGCTCGTTGTCAGCCACCAGCCCCAACATGCCCACGCCAGCGGCCAGGGGGGATTTGCCGGAACCCTTCGCGGTTTCGATGTAAGCGTTGCGGAACCGGCGGTGCCCGTCCGGCCCCATCCACCCGAAAAGCGAACCGATAACAAACCGCTGCCAGCCCAGGAGGATAAAAGGCTTGCCCTCGTAGTCGCCGCCGTTGAGGCAGAGCACGTCCTCAAAAAAACCTTGCGCCTTTTCCGCCGCCTCGACGTTCCACACCAGCCCGCGCTTGTGCCCGCTCTCTATGTCCCGCAGGTGCCGCGCGCACTGGCCGCGCACATGAGGCCCAGCAATCCGCTCGCCCGCCACGACTTCCAGCGCGTACTGCGTGGCCGCGTCAGAAATAGCTGGCGGCTTTGTCTTCTTGCTTCTTGTCATCAGGGGTCGCAGTGACGCGGGAGCGCGCCGAAGGGGTCATTCCGAACTCGGCGGCGTAACGCACCACGTCGGCTTTGGCCTTGTTTGCGATCCCGACGAGCGGGTTTTGTATGGCGTTGCCGCTGGTGGTTTTAATCATCAGCGCGGCGTTTAATTCGTCCTTAGCGGCCATCCTATTGATGGCCCGCTCCGCTTGCGCCCAGCGACCGTATGCGGCTGCGTAGGCGGCCAAGGCAGCGCGGTCTAGCTCCGTCATCAGGCCAGCGGCGTACAGGGCGCTGCACACCCGGCCCCACTCGACCTTGGCGTCGTCGCACAGGAAAGCGGGCGGCGTCGGCTCGGACAGTGCGACAACCGCCTCGCTCTTGGGCAGCGCGCGTTTGCCGGGGTTGCCTTTGACCAGCTTTAGGGCGGTCGGGGTTGGCTTTCTACCGGCCGCCATTTATTTTCTTCATCTGCATAAAAAACTCCTTGCCTGCTTTGATTTGCGTATTACAATAATCACATCAACAGCAGCAAACCAAAGGAAGCAAGATGACTACAAAAACCCAGACATTCACCCGCGCCGTACACGATGGGCAGCTTTGCATCACCACAGAATTCAAGGGCACCGAATACTGCCTGCACAAGTTCGACGGTGCCTGGGGCGTCGGCACCCGCCGCCTGGCCCTGGGCCGCTACAACGCGGGCGGCTTCAAACGCTTCGCCACGCTCGATGCGCTGGCCGCCAACTGCAAAGCATTCGGCAGCGCGGAGCAACTGGCCGCCCTGTACTTCGGCGTATGAGCGGCGGTAAACGTGAAGGCGCGGGGCGCAAGCCCTTGCCGCTGGATGAAAAAACGGTCGTCGGCTCCCTGCGCCTGACTGCGGCGCAATGGGAAAAATTCAAATCACTCGGCGGCGTTGCATGGTTGCGCGCCGCACTCCAAAAAGCAAAGGCGCCCAAATGACCAAGCTCGACACCCTGAAAACCGCAGCCGCCTGCGGTGACTGGCAAAAAGCCTTTTCTATCGCGGCCCGCTTTCCCCGGCTCGGCGAGCACCGTAACGCGATCCTAGACGCGCACATGGCGTTCACGAACCCGCGCTTTCTCGCCCAGGTGCGCCGCGACCCGGCCGCCTGCATCGAGGCCGGCAAGGAGGCGCTGCGCACTGCGTACAAGTTCTAAGCTCCCACGTTCCAGATCAGCGCGCCGTCGGCAGCCTGCCGATCGGCGAACTGCCACACCTTCGCGTCGTAGTTGTCGCAGCTCGCAAACGGCGGCGGCCTCCTGGCCGGCGCCTCATATTTTTCCGGCGCCTTGTGCAGCCTCGCGCGGCCCACCTTCGGCGCCGCGCCGACCTGCACCGCATGAAAGCTCGCATCCGGCCAGGCCAGCTGCAGCCCGCGGATCAGCGCGCCGCTGCCGCTGCAGGCCCACACCTCGGCCGGCACATCCTCGATCGTCCTGGCGGCGGCGGCGAAGTGCGCCAGCGCCTCCGGCATATCCACGCCCCAGGGGATCAAGGTAGCGCCGTGGTCCTCCGCATACCTGCGCGCCCGCGCCTGCACCACCGTAAGGTAGCCGCACGGCACCTGGTACACCACCGCGCCGGCCGCCTTCGCCGCCAGCGTGCGCGGGTGCGGCTGCTTGCGCTTGGCCACGAACACCACGGCCTGCCGCCCCAGCAGCCGGCAGCTGTGCGCGAGCGCGATCTGCGCGTAACCCACGGCCGGCGATGCATACACGAAGGTCGACGCCTTGCTCGCCGCGATCAGCGGCAGCATGTACCGCATCTTCGATCCGCCAGGGAGGTCGTCGTCCCGAACCACCCGGAAGCGCCCGATGCGCTCTACCCGCGGCGGCGGCAGCTCATAGCTGCTCGCCATACTCCGCTCCCTCGGCCTGCTCGTCCAACAGACTCTCGTCCACCTCCACCGGGCCGCAGCGGGCCGCGGCTCGTTTGCCATCGCCCTTCACGAACACCAGGATGTTCTGATGCGTCTTCCCGAGCTTCCGGCTCGATGAGAACTGCTTGCCCGCCCGTATCGGCAGGGAGCCGACGCAGGTAATCAGGATCGCCTCGTTGTAATAGTGCAGGCCCGCATCGCGGAACGCCTGCACGGTATCGCCCACGAAGTCGATGTAATTGCCATTCTTGTCGCGCACCTCGCCCACCACAAAGCAGGCGAAGCTATCGGGCTTGAGCCGGTCGCACGCCTTTTTGATGATCTCGAAGTACACGGCCCTGAAGTCGCTGTACTTCATGGTGCTCAGGTCTTTCGGGTCGTCGCTGTACACCTCCAGGTCAGCATAGGGCGGGCAGCTAAACACCATGTCGGCCTGCACATCGGCGCAGGTCGTGTCGATGTTCCGGCTATCGCCGCATATCCAGGCGGGCGGGTGTGCCTCGTCGCCGCATAGCTCGCTGCCCTGTGCTCGGTTGGCGTCCACCTGCTCCTGCCGTAGCTCGTGCCCGATGTACTGGCGGCCCAGCTTTGACGCCACGATGCCGCGCACAGAGCCGCCAGCGAACGGGTCAAGGATCAGCCCGCCAACAGGGGAAAACCAGCGGTAGGCTATCTCGCACAGCACCGGATCGAAGATCGAAGTCCCAGAGCCAGCGTCAAGAATCTTGACGCTGGTGTCGTCTATATCGCCGCTTGAGGCGCGCCCGGCGCCGTAGGTAAGCCCGGCGCCGTAGGTAAGCCCGGCGCGCGAGTCTCCAACGCCCTTGTTTTTTTTCCGATCAATCGGCATAGCGCCCCCCCCCGGTATTGCATTTGGTTTTCGGCTCATGCTATCGGCCTCCCTGCGCCGTTGCCGCGCTGTTTGTTGCTGTAGTCGCACGCGGGCCTGGCGCTGCCGCCTGGCGCTGCTTTTTCTCGTCGCGATAAAAATTCAGGCCCGCCGATGTCACTTGTTTTGCATCCATCGTTAGCCCCCCCCCACGGCCAAGCTCAGATTTAATCCCTAGCGCCAACCATGCCCGCTTGCGGTTTTGCCACCAGCCCTCGCGGGCATTTAGCACGCTAAACGGCGGGATCATGAAGCGGTCTGACAGATTGCCCTTCGGCTCATCCCCCAGCGTTTCTTCTCCGCCACCGTTTTCAGCTCCAAGCGCATCAATCTCCTCTTGCGTGAATCCGATCAACTCAAGGTCAAACCCTGCGTCGCCAAGCTCGGAAAGTTCCAGCCCAAGCATTTCGTCATCCCAGCCGGCATTCAACGCCAACTTGTTGTCGGCGATCACATAGGCCCGCTTCTGCGCGTCCGTCAGGTGCACCAGGCGGATGCATGGAACCTCGGACAGACCCAGCTTGCGGGCGCCAAGCACGCGACCATGCCCGGCGATGATTCCGCCGTCCTTGTCTATCAGCACCGGGTTGGTGAACCCGAATTCCCGGATGCTGGCCGCGATCTGCGCGACCTGAGCATCGCTGTGCGTGCGGCTGTTGCGCGCGTAGGGGATCAGTGCCT